AAAGTCACACCTGAAAAGGCGGCTGAATAAGCCGTAGCACAGTTACATTACTTGATGTAACTGTGCTAGGTGACACCAAACCGAAAATGTTAGTTAACCGAGGAGCTAAAAATGATGTATAGAAAACCTGTAAACAAGCGCAAGTCGGCAAAGACATTTCGCCGAACTGCTAAGAGAACAAAAGCTGCAAATATGCAGAAAGCCCCACATCGTGGCGGCTGGCGTCTTTAATTAATTAATTATGGGTACCTCACATGCCTTGTTATCATCCTTTAAGCGCATATCAATGCGCTGATGGGTCAATTGTCTTTTATGAATCTAAAAGACATGACACTGTTAAATCTTTATCTTTGCCCTGCGGCCAATGCGTTGGCTGCAGGCTGGAACGCTCACGGCAGTGGGCAATTCGATGCATGCACGAATCACAAATGCATGAAAAAAATTGTTTTATAACCCTCACTTATGACGATGCACATCTCCCAAGCGATAGATCATTACACTATAGAGACTTTCAGCTCTTTATTAAAAGATTACGAAAACGGTATCCTGGACGAAGAATACGTTATTACATGGCTGGAGAATATGGTGAAAATTTTGGGCGTCCGCATTGGCATGCCTGTATCTTCGGACTCGATTTCGATGATAAGAAATTATGGAAACGGACTTCCGCTAATTCTCTCTTATATCGATCCGAAGACCTTGAATTACTCTGGCCATTTGGTTATTCCTCCATTGGAGATGTTACTTTCGAATCGGCAGCCTACGTGGCTCGATACATTATGAAGAAGGTTACGGGAAAAAATGCTAAAGAGCATTATCAAGAAATTGAACCAGATACTGGGGAAATTATTAATAGGACACCTGAGTTTACGAAGATGTCATTAAAGCCTGGAATAGGCTACGAATGGTATAAGCAATACACTTCCGATGTGTACCCACACGATTACGTTGTAATTCGTGGAAAAAAAGTCAAACCTCCTAAATATTATGATAAAAAATATAAAATAGATAATCCATATGAATTTGACGAACTGCTTTACATTCGTGAAAAGAGTGCTAAACTTAGACACGAAGACAATACTTTGGAAAGACTTGCTGTAAAAGAGCAAGTAACCAAAGCAAAACTTCAAAAATTGAAACGTAACCTCACTTAGGAGCCTCACATGAAATTAGTTCTTTGTACTGTTAAAGACCGCGCTGCCGACGCTTATGGTAGACCCATGTTTGTACCATCTGTAGGAGTTGCAATACGTAGTTTCTCAGACGAAGTAAACAGAAAAGATCCCGAAAATCAATTATTTAATCACCCAGACGATTTTGATTTGTATGAGTTGGGTGAATTTGATGATAATACGGGACTTTTTGCTTTACATGAACAACCCAAGTTGTTATCCTTGGGTAAACAAGTGAAAATTAACCAAGAGTAAAACAAGCCGCCTCAGCTTTAGCTGGGGCGGAATTAGCCTAGGAGTATAAATATATGCATCGCAATAAATCAGTAGATGTTCATCAATTTACGATGATTCCAAAAGCCGATATTCCTCGGTCTTCATTTGATTGTCAAAGTACACATAAAACGACATTTGATGCTGGTTATTTAGTACCTGTATATGTTGATGAAATGCTTCCCGGCGACACATTTCGGTTGAATATGACGGCATTTGCCCGTCTTGCTACACCCATTTATCCTGTAATGGATAATATGCATTTAGATAGTTTTTTCTTTTTTGTACCCAATCGACTTATTTGGTCGAATTGGCAAAAATTTATGGGACAACAAGCGAACCCAGATAGTTCGACTTCTTATGTTGTACCTCAACAAGTATCACCAGCTGGTGGATACGCTATTGGATCACTACAGGATTATATGGGTTTACCCACAGTGGGACAGGTGTCCAATACTGGAACGGTATCCCACTGCGCATTCTGGCCTCGTGCGTATAACCTGATTTGGAATGAATGGTTTAGAGATGAAAATTTACAAAATAGTGTTGTTGTTGATACCGGTGATGGTCCTGACACCGTCACCAATTACACACTTTTACGACGTGGCAAGCGAAAAGATTATTTTACTAGTGCATTACCTTGGCCTCAAAAAGGTGCTTCTGTAACATTGCCGTTAGGTACAAGAGCACCTATTGCTGCTGATGTTAGTGGTACACAAAGTTTATCTGTTTTGTTTCCTAATTATGGAAACGTTGATCGTTATTTAAACACTGCTGGATCACAGTTGACTGCAGATGCTCAATCTGATGGTGCAGATTCAAGGAAACTTTATGCAGATCTTTCACAAGCTACAGCAGCTACTATTAATCAATTACGGCAGTCTTTTCAGATTCAGAAGCTTTTGGAGCGTGATGCACGCGGAGGTACTCGTTATACTGAAATTATTAGGGCACATTTTGGTGTTATTTCTCCTGATGCTCGCTTACAGCGTCCCGAGTACATCGGGGGTGGATCAACCCCTATTAATATTAATCCGATCGCTCAAACGTCGGGTACTAATGCTAGTGGAACTACTACCCCTATGGGCACACTTGCTGCTATGGGTACTGCCCTGGCTCATAACCATGGCTTTACTTATTCGGCTACTGAACACGGTGTAATTCTTGGTTTAGTGTCTGTAAGAGCAGACCTAACATACCAGCAAGGCCTTGCTCGTATGTGGTCACGCTCAACACGTTATGATTTTTATTTCCCAGCTTTTGCCACTCTTGGTGAGCAAGCTGTTTTAAATAAGGAAATTTATGTTCGTGGTGATGCTAACGATGATGGTGTATTTGGTTATCAAGAGCGCTGGGCAGAATATAGATATTATCCCAGCCGAATTAGTTCATTGTTCAGAAGTACTGCTGCTGGAACAATAGATGCTTGGCATTTGGCACAAAAGTTTACTTCTTTGCCAACATTAAATACTTCGTTTATTCAAGATACGCCACCAGTAAGCCGAGTTGTTGCCGTTGGTGCATCTGCAAACGGACAACAGTTTATTTTTGATAGCTTTTTTGATTGTAAAAAAGCACGACCAATGCCAATGTACTCTGTACCTGGTCTAATCGATCATTTCTAATATGTTTGGCAATATTTTAAAAGCTGTAGCCGCTCCGATTATATCGGGCGGTTTAGGCTTTTTGGGTCAACAAAAAGCTAATGAAGCAAACGAAGCTTTAGCTCGTGCGCAGACGGAATTTCAGCGTGAAATGTCTAATACATCATATCAAAGAGCTGTTGCAGATATGATGGCTGCTGGATTGAATCCTATGTTGGCGTATACACAAGGCGGTGCATCAACGCCGACAGGGCAATCAGCTGTTATGCAAAGTGCTTTAGGTGCTGGGGCTACCAGCGGCCAGCAAGCTTATCAACTTGCTTTAAACACAGCTATGAATGAAGCTGATGTACTTTTAAAGCGTGAACAAGCTGGAGCTGCGGGTGCCCAGGAAGATTTAAATCGTGCAAATATGAATTTGGCATTGGTAGAAGCTGCTAATAAGTCAGCGCAATTGCCTGGTCATGAGTTGTTTAACAAACAAGTTGCTAGCATTATTAATTCAAATAATGCAGTAGCAGCAAGTAATACTGCACAAGCAGCACAACGTACTGCGGAATTACCTGAATCACAAGCTATTGGAAGGCTGTATTCAGGTGAAAAAGGTGTTTATATAAAAGGTTTGGAAAAGATTGGTCAAGGAGCAGCTGGTCTAGGTATAGGTGCCAGTTCTGCTACTTCAGCATTTTCCAATATGTTTAGACCTAATCAAGGTCTTGATCCACGACCACGTCCAGGGAGAAGGTAATGAGTAAAAAAGCAATATTTTTGCGAACCCCATATAACTATGATACAGATGCTGCGTCAAATGAGTCAGGGTTGGCTTGTGAGGAGCCTTCACTGGCTCAGCAGCATTTTAAAGAAGAATGTGATATCAACACTATTCTTCAGAAATTTAGTATTACAGGGATCCTACCGGAAGCCCCATTATCGCCACGTTATGGCGATTTTAGCGGTATTGGTGATTACCATACCGCATTGAACCGCGTTATCGCGGCTCAAGAAGAATTTGAGGCTTTGCCAGCCCAAATTAGGGCTCGTTTTGACAACGACCCAGCGAAGCTCATCGATTTTCTCGATGACGAAGCGAATCGACCAGAAGCCGAGGATCTTGGTCTGGTCGAAAAAGCAGCTGCCGAAGCCGTAGAAGCTGCAAAAGTCACACCTGAAAAGGCGGCTGAATAAGCCGTAGCACAGTTACATTACTTGATGTAACTGTGCTAGGTGACACCAAACCGAAAATGTTAGTTAACCGAGGAGCTAAAAATGATGTATA